ACTACCACTGATAATACTACAGTTTATACAGCGCCAGCTGGCTCTAGAGCTATTATAAAAAATATGATAGTATCAGAAGACTCTAACAACGCAGATAGTATTTCTATTACATTAACAAATGCATCTGGTGCTGTGTTTAATATATTTAAAGATAAGGCTATTTCTGCAAAAGCAACTGTTGAATTAATAACTCAACCAATTATATTGCAGGAAAGTGAAATACTAAAAGCACAAGTTGCAACAGCCGATAGGCTGCATATAATTGTATCATTATTAGAAATAAATAGGGATTAATATGTCATTCATAGAAACAGAAGCGTCATACAGAATAGAGGTGATAAATGGTAAACCGGTTAAAATTATTACACCGCAAACAGAGGTTACATTAACTAACATGAAAACAGGCCAAGAATATAACTCAGACGCAGAGGCTATGCAAGACGTACAAAACCCTGAAACAGAGACCGTAGCTGAAGATATTAAGAGAGATGTTAAGGTAACTGTAGAAGCTTTACCACTTGGAGGACAGACAAAACTGTAGTATAATAAATTATGGCGATTTCAAGAATGCAACAACCCAGACAAAATTACGGACTAGGAAGCTTTGTTAAAAAGCTCACTAGAAAAGTAACCAAACCATTTACAAAAGTAGCTAGAAAATTAGTACCAAAAGAAATAGCTGGTATCATGAGAATAGCTGCACCTTTTGTTTCTGGACCTGCAGGAAGTTTAATGTATTTAGCAGGAACAGCTAAACAAAAAGGTAGAATAAGTCCTATGGATTTAGCGTTAACTGCTGCACCATATGTTGGAAAAATAAATTTACCAACAGAGGGAAGACTTGCAAGATTTATTCCTAAAAATTTACAAGATCTTACTATTAAACAAGCAATTGGTAGAACCCCACTTCCATTTACAGATAGAAATTTAGAACAACTTTTAGTTGGTAAAAAATACGCTTCACCAGAAGACAAAGATGCTTTAACAGGTCTTTTTGGTAAAGGTGGTGAAATGTATAAATTTGGTGGCGGTGGAAGAAAAGGTGATGTAGGTATCTTTGACACCAAAGCAGGACAAAAATTATTTGGTAGAAAACTAGATGATGGAACATTCGCACCAAGTTTTGCAAAAATAGTACCACAACTATTGACTGCTGGTGAGTTTATAAGAGCTAACAAAGAATTAGAAAAATTAGCTAGAGATGCAGGTAATGAAGGTTTAATAGATGATTTAATAACAACAGGTGGTGTTACTGACTCTGAAGCTTATCAAAAATTTTTAGAACGATTAGCTGCATTAAATGAAGAATCATTTAGAGTTCCTGAAAGGCTTAGATTACCCGCTAAAGGTGGTGGTTTGATGAGAACTAACTTTGCAATAGGTAGTGGAGATGAAGATCCAAAACCATTACCAAATGATCCAACAGAACCAGTAAATCCTTTTAGACCTAAACCAATAGGTCCTTTTCCATCTAAAAGAGCTTCAGTAGATGATCCTTTTTATAGAGATAGCGAAGGGGATAGAGATGAACATTCTTTTAGAATGTTTAATAAACCATACAAAGAATTAAATGAAAACGAATTAAAAGAATTTCAAGAAGAAATGATGAGATTAATGAACAAGTTTAGTAAATCAAAATCAGAAGGCATTATGATGGCTGGTTCTGATAGATATCAAAGAATACTAGAGGAAATTATAAATGAAATGGAAGATGCGTTAGGTAGAGAGTTAACTAATGAAGAATATGATTTAGCTGGTCAATTAGCATATGATAAACTTAACAGTCCTCCAGGCAGTATAGATTATGCTAAAGGTGGTAGAGTAAATTATGCTCTTGGAACAAGGCCCACGGCTCAAGAATCTGGTTTAGGAGGGCTTCCAATTGAGGCAGATATGAGGTATACTGGTGGCTTCATGCCATATGGCGCAAAAGAAAAAGCCGATGACGTGCCTGCTAGATTAAGCAAAAACGAATTTGTATTTACTGCTGATGCTGTGAGAGCAGCAGGTGGTGGTAGTGTTCAAAAAGGTGCACAAAAAATGTACAACACTATGAAACAATTAGAAGCAAAACCTGAAGCGAAAGGGATGATGGCATAATGGCTGAAAACGTAACACAAACAACGATAACACAAGCACCGGAATATTTACGACCAGGTATAGAAAAATTTTTAGATCTTTCAGTAGCGCAAGCTGGTGATGCTATTGATACATCAAAATTTGCACCATCAGTTGTAGGACTTGGAGCTTTACAACAACAAGCACAACAACAAGCAGCAACACAAGCTGGTCTTGGCACATTACAATTTGATCCTACAACAGGTGCAGTGTCAGGTGTAAGCGGAACAGGTGTAGCAGGATTCCAACCTTTTTTACAAGCAGCTCAAGATTTAACAAGTCCAACTGCTTTTCAACAATTTGAATCACCGTATCAACAAGCTGTTAGAGATGCTACACTACAAGCATTTGATGAACAAGCTGCTGCAAGACAACAACAAATAGCAGACAGTGCAGTTGCTATGGGTGCATTTGGTGGAGGAAGAGAAGGGGTTCAAAGAGCAGAGTATCAAAGAAAATCTGACATGGACAGAGCTTTATTACAAGCACAATTAAATCAAGCAGGATTTACACAAGCACAAGATTTAGCTTCACAAGCGTTTAACAGACAGCAAGGATTAGCACAATTACAACCACAATTAGCAGCACAAAATATAGGAATATCATCTGGATTAGGACAACAAGATTTAGCGTTTAGACAAGCTATTCAAGATGCACAAGCACAAGCAAATAGAATGGCTGCGTTTGAACCAATTGATAGATTAGCAAGGTTTGGACAAGGATTGACTGGTGTAGGTGGTGGACTTGGATCTGTACAAACTATGACAGGACCAGCAGCACCTCAACAAAGTCCACTGGCAGGAGCGATTAACACAGGTATAGGAGCATTTACATTAGGTAAATTGTTTGGATAATGAACTATAAAGTAATGAAAAGACCTATGTTTAAATTAGGAGGCAAAGCTGCCTCTCAAGGCACGGGTATTACATCAGGTTTAGATGAGAAAGTAAATATGACAGAGGGCAGAGTAAATTATCAAACCGGACCTATGATTGGTGGTATGACTCAACAACAATTTTTAGATGCAAGTCCACAAGAATTAAATTTAGCTTTGTTAGGTATGAACAAAGAAGGTTTGGCTAATTTGGATAAATCAAGAGATTTGGTAAGACTACAAGCGTTAAGTAATCTTGCAACAAATGTATTGCCTAATATTGAAAGTAGTGGCTTTACTGCTGTTACAGATTTTTTAAAAGATCCAATGACAACACAAGCTGCGGTCAGAGGTCTAACTGGTTTAAAACAGATTGACATAGCAAAAGATAAATTAGCTAAAGAAAATTTGGCTAAAGTAATATCAAATCAAATAGGTTTGAAAAAAGATGAACAAATGTTTGAATTTGGTAAAGAAAAATTTGAGTTTGAGAAACAAAAATATGAAGACTTATATGGTTTAAAACTTGATGAAATAGAAATTAAAAGAGATCAATTAAATAAAGAAACTGATAGAGAATTAAGAGAAAGATATGGTAGAGAAGCAGACGCTTTGATAGCAGAATATGGAAGTGTAGATAAAATGCCTGCAAATATATTTGCTGAGTATGAAAGAAAAAATAAAATTGCATTAGGACAAGGATTTAAAACTAAAGCAGAAGCTAAAATTGCAGCTCTAGATGCAGTAAGTAGAATTACTAGTGTGGATGATATTGGTTTTAAAAAATTTAATGAATTAGTAGAAGAATATGCTGCTAGTATATACTATGGTAAAGCTTTAGGTAATGCTATGGGTGGCACACCAAACAGAGTGAATAGAGCTATGGGTACACCTATGATGGGTGAGCAACCTATGAATCAAGGTATGGGTATGGCGCAGACAACAAAACAAGATGTTGCTATGGAGACTCAAGGACAAGGCAACAATGTATATGCTATGTTAAGAGCTAGATTACCACAAGAAATATCTGATGAAGTTGTAAAACTTATTGCATATAACAAAGAAGCTTTTGCAGATTTTGCAAGTATTAAAAATCAAGAAGACGTGTCATCATTTAATGATAAATACGGCGTACAGTTAGTCATAGATGTGGCTACCGTTTAAGGAGGCACATGGATCAAACACAAAGAAAACTATCCCCATTCTTACAAGGAGCTTTAGAGAAAGACGAGTCTGACAGAAGTTTTTTAGAACGAATGGCCGTAAATATTTACGGACCTATATTAGAAGCAGATGAAGATAGAAACAAACCTGCTGCTGTTTTAGATGAAAGTTACAAAGATTTTGTACAAACACTACCTGCAGATGTGCAGTTAGACATAGATAGATATTTAAATATATTTAGAAACAATCCAGAACCTGTAATAGAATTTATAGATGAATACAAAGACAAAGGGTATTCTGATTATTTTAAAGACAGTAAAAATTTTACAGATATAGCTGATCAAAAAGATTTAAATAGATATGCAGACTACAACTATCTTGGTAAGGGCGCATACGATGCATTGTATAGAAAAGACGATGCAGGAGACCAGGCTAGAAAGAAAGTTATGGAGTCTAAGTTTGTACAATTACAACTTGGACCTGGACATGGTTTATACACAGCTGCTAGGGGAACAGCAGAACTAGTAGCTTCATTATCAGATTTATATTTAGATACAGAGACATTAGATAACGTACAAAAAGCTTTACCTGAAATAGATCTTACTGATGTTTATGGTGATGATGCTGGTGGTGTTGCAAAGTTTACATCTATACTTACACAATATGGTACAGGTTTTGCATTAGCACAAAAAATTGCAAAAAGATTAATTGGTAAAGCAACTAAAAATAAACTTGCACAAAAAACAGCACAAAAATTAGCTAAAACAAAAACAGGAGAAGTAGGATTAAATCTTGCTAAGTTTGGCGGCTATTGGGTGTTACCTGGATTTGTAGCAGACACAACTGTGTCAGCAACAGGACAAAGAAGTGTTGGTGATGTATTTGGTGATCAACAAGGTAATATTTTAGAACAAGCATTAGCAACTACAAAACTTGAAAGTTTAGAAGGTATCACAGATCCAAAAGAATATGCAGCTGCAGTATTAAGAAACAAATTAAAATTTGGTACAGAGGGAACAGCATTTTTAGGTGCTTTAACTTTAGTAGGTCCATCATTAAAAGGTGCTTCTAAAGCTGTTGGACTTGCATCTACAAAAGTTGTTGGTCCTACATTAACCGGTATGTCCAAAGTTTTAGCAAGTGAAAAGACAGGTTTACCACAAACATTTAGGGCAGTATCAAAAGGTATAGATAAAGCATTAACAAAAACAGGTATACCCAACGCAGATCTTTGGAAGTTTTCAGAGTATGGATTAAATGTAAAAACATCTATACTAAGAGCAATAGATCAGTTTGCACAAAACTTTAAATCAGGTGGTCCCTTCAATGTTCAAACTAGAAACGAATTAAAAAAATTAGATGGTCTAAATAAGTCAGCTAAAAAATCTACAGATATATTTATGAAAGACTTAGATAGACAAATGTACAAGATGGCAGAGGCAGGTTTTAACGACATATTATTTAATTCAACAACCGCAACAAACGCGCTTAGACAGTGGGGTAAAGTGTTAGAATACATGAGAGGTAATATAAAATTAGAACAACTACCAAAACCATTACAGTCTTCTTCTTTTGCAATTAGAAAATTAATTGATGACTATACCACAGAGCTATCGCCTATTTTAAAAACTATGAATGTAAAAGATGATCTTATAAAAAACATGGGTAGATATTTACATACGTCATACGAGATATTTAAAAATTCTAAATTTAGAGCTGACAAAGAAACTTATCAAAACGGTATAGATTATTTTGTAAAACTATTAAGATCATTTAACAAAGACATTGCACCATCAGAAGCAAAACTACAAGCAACAGCTCTTGTTAATAGAATACTTGCAATTGGTAGAGCAGAAGGTTCTACACCTGCGCAAAGATTAAAAGCAATAGCAAATGCTGCACAAGAATTAAAAATACCAAAGACTACATTCAATAAATTTTTTAGTGATGAACAGTATTTACCAGATGCGGTAGCAAAACTATTGGGAAGAGTAGATGATCCAAAACAAATTATTATGGATACTATTGTAGAGATGGCACACACAGCAAACAGTGCAAAAGCATACAGAGAAATAGCAGAGTTTGGTATAAATAAATTTATATTTCCTAACAGACAAGCGTATTTAGATTTTGCAAGAAAAAATGGCATACAATCTCCTAGAGATTTAGTTGAGATAAATGTTTCAAGACCTTACAATTTAGATTTAAATAAAATATTTAAAATTGGTAAACAACCAATGTTGACTTTACCAGAA